ACATCTCATGCATCAGGAGCTTTCCTCCCAGCCTATCGTTGTCGGCAGGCTGGAAATTGATCCCCGTTGCTTCGATGATTTGCTGCGCGAGTGTCTTCGCCTCTCCTCTTTTGCCCCAAGCCGAGGGGTCTAACGTCGCCGTCCCCAGATTGTCTAGTTCAAACTGAGAGATACGTCGAACGTCGGCACCCCACTCTTCGATGCTTGTCTTTTCACGAACGTATTCACGATACAGAAAAAGCTTACCATCGGGAGCGACCGCACCCCAACCGACCCATGTTTTAGCAGTATATCCCCAGTCTGCCGATATAACACGAGGCCACCAGTAGGGTGGAGTAAAATCTTCGACGACATGACACGCGCGCTCAGGTTCTCCGTGGAACGGCGCACCGATGAACGGGTCTCGCCACTCCGTAAAGACCTGACCCGAGAACACCCACCAGTCGCCGTCGATTTTCGCACGCTGTTCCGCTTCCGGGAGAATTCTGAGTCGGTTGATGTAACCGGGGTCCTTCGTCATCAGATGCGGGTTATCGGTCAACCGCGCACGAACAAAGAACCTGTATGTATCGGTGTATTTATCGTAAAGCCTGACACCACCCTCGGGCGCAGGCGCAACGAATCGAGTCCTTACCCAAACATGTCCGATATTGCCTGGATTAGACGCTGTGCGAACCAGAGCCGGAACACCGTCCAGAGTGCTTCTAACACGAGAAGTGATATACCGATACACAAACTCCAGAAAAGCAGTGAGTTCGTCGAATCCGGCGTAGTGGTATTCCGCCGTATCGTGTTCTCGGGCATCCTTCTCAGTCTCTAGATAAGAAAGCCGAATTTTCGCGCCCGAAGGGAACGTCCAAACGTGTTTCGTGTCGTTATAGGACGCTCCGAGATGCTTATAAAAGCCGTGAGACCTCGGAATGAGAGATTCTTCAAGTTGAGGAAACGTCTGCCGAAAGACGACGCCGTGGAATCCTGGGATATCGTGGAAGCCGTAGAGGATGGGAAGCATGAGCAGAAGCTCACTTTTCCCACCCCCTGCTGCTCCGCCGTAAAGCGCCTCAAAGACCGAGAAGGGGAGCCGAATAAACTCGACTTGCTTCTTATGCGGCTCCCAGAGCTTCTCGTATCTTCCCGTGACAGTGATCATCTGACGTCAGGTCAGAAGTTGTTCGGATCGTAGGCCGGTGGATTCGTCGCGGGTGCGGGCGTCGAGCCACCGGACCCAGCGGGCGGTTCCTCTGCGGGCGGTTCCGCGGCGGCCTTCCGACGAGCCTCGCCGATGGCGATCGCACGGTAGAAAGGGTCCTCCGGGAGGAGCTTCGCCTCGATGCCCGACAGCTCGACGAACTGCTCTTCCGTGAACACGAGGTCCTCGGCCTTCGCCTCCCGAGCCATCTTGTCCTCGGGCTTCTCCTCACCCTCGGGAGCCTTCGGCGTATGCCGAGCGACGATGTCGCCCGAGAACACCTTGATGGCGCCGCGACGGGTTTCGAGCACGAGCGGGCCGACGCCGCGGTGACGACGCACGTTGGACCAGGGACCCGTGAGGGCCTTCATGGCCTCGTCGGACGCCTTGCCCTCCTCTTCGGCCTTCTTCACGTCCTCCAGCTGAGCTTCCTTCTCCAATTCGTCCGGTGTCTTTTCGACCGGAACTTCTTCCACTGGGGTTTCCGTCATGGTCATTTTCCTTTCTTCGAGAACATTTTACGGGCGGAGGGCGGCGTCTTGTCGATGAACTCTCTCGCGACTTTCTTCGGAACCTTGTTTGAGGCTCCGTGGAGGGCAGCCTGCATGAGACGATATTGGGAGCCAGACGTCGCAGGCATTACTTTTTCCCTCCGAACGGAGGCTTCCCTTTGGTCAGGTTCCGGAGATGCTGAAACGCCTCCCGTTGCGCGCCTTCCTGTTGCTTCTTGCGTTTCAGGGCAGCACCCTCGGCAGGAAGGTTGACATCACCTTTCCCGAAGATGGAGCGACGGAGGCCACGAACTTGTCTCATGAACTCGCTGTCGGTCGCCATCACTCGCCCCACTTTCCTCGATGGTCAGGAGGTCGTCGGAACCCGAACCACGGTTTGAAGATTGGACAGTGGAGGATGAATAAGATCGCGAGGCCGACGAGAACCAGAGACAGAGTGTCTTCCCCGGTGAGGATCATGGAATCATCCGACCACAGAGGAACTCGCAGGTCACGGAGTGGAAGAGCCTGAGCGCGCCGAGGATGATGGCGGCGATGATTGCGACTCTCAACCACTCCGCGAGCGTCGGGAAGTAGGTCTTGAGAATCCACCACGTCAGGAGAGCCGGAACCAGAGCGAGAAACAGGGCAATGAGGAAGCTCAGCATACTATCTCCTATTCCTGAGGTCGGAAACACGGTCAGTCAGGATGACCAACCGAACACCAGAGAGACCGTAGAGAATCGCCTGTGCAACTCGTGGATGCTCCTCAGCGACCCACTGATTGACAGCGAAAACGACGGCAGCATCAAGGGCAACCCCAAGAATCGTCGCGACTGCTGGCTCCTCGAATCCGTTTCCCCACGCGAGGTAGGAGGCTCGATAGCCTGGGACTCCATCGCAGTGCTGTTTGAAGCAGGCCGCAGTCACAGACCAGTCGGCAGCAGCTACTCCGACATAAATCCAGGAAGCGATTTTGACCTGCTCCATCTCCTCCTGATGAGCCTTCTCGCGCGCGTCAGCCTCGATTTCGGCAATGATTCTCTCTGCGCGCTGTCTGGACTCCTCCGACACGTATTGCTTCTCTTGGAGGCCAGCACGGATTCTCCCAAGGTCTTGACCCCAAGATGGGGATGGGAGAACGAGGAGAACGGCGACGAGAAAGAGCTTCTTCATGGTAGGTCGCTTCGTCTCAAGGTGCCGGAAACCGTGACGGTTCCTCCGAAAGTCGTTGAGCCTTCTCGCCAGAGGTATCCGTTCACGAAGATTTGCGCGTTGACGAATCCGAAGCCTTGTGGAATCACGTCGAGGGAGATGAAGATGTTGTCCCTCGAGGAACGAACCGACGCGGAGAATGGGAGGCCGCTGATGGTTTGCGTCAAGCCGTCGATGGTGTTCGTGTATCGGATGGTTGCTGGGCCTCCCGTGCCGGTGACCCGATACTCGATTTGGTAGCTGACGATGGGAGCCGGTGCCGTCGGAGCTGTGACAACCACCGTCTCATCGTCGGCGCACCCAGAAACGAGAGCAAGAAAAAGAAGCGGAAGAAGTTTTCTCATTGTGCTTTTCCAGGAGGCAAAGTTGGATCATGAGCCGGATGATTCGCAGGGCGGTCGTCGATGACTCGAATCTCTATCAGCCGAGGTCCCCTCGTCTCATTTCCTTCGATCACGGAACCCTCGACCCGATCCAGGAGTTCCAACTCCCGGAAGTTCTTGGTCGTTCGTTGGAGAGCCGTCCAGTGGAAGAAATAATCCCGGCCGTCGTCTCCAGCGATGAATCCAAACCCTTCCTTGAGCTTTCTCACTTTGCCGCGCATCAAGGGGAGTTTGGACTGCTCGAACTGCTCATAAGATGGCATCACGATTACGACTCTCGATTTCTCTCTTGGTAGGCTTTCTCTTCCCGCTCGGATGAGATTTCGACGGTTTTGTATTCCGATTCCTCTGCGCGGTCCGGCCTCATGATGTGGAAGTGGACGCTCTGCTCCCGGTTGTCGAAGTTGTTGTCCTTCGTGCTCTGAGAGGCGTGCGCGATTATGCCGGAGAGGTTGCGCCCGATATTCGCGAGGTCCGACGCTTTCTTCACCCCTGCCAACTTATCGTCGTCCAGGAGGTCCAGCGTCTTCATCAGCCTGCCAAAGGCTTTGTCAACGATGATTCCGTGCCCCGCGATGATTTTGTCTGCGAGGTCTTCCTTGGGGGATTTGGCAGGATTCACGAGGTCAACTGGCCCGGTGTATCCCCGCTCGTAGGAGTGAGCTGAGGAGATGGCAACGTCGTGCATTCGAGATGCCTTCGTCGTCCCCAGAATCCCAGCTGTCACACCGATGGCCGCTTGCGTCTCCCTGGACAGGGATTTGGTCCCGCGGCCAGCGTATTCGTCGACGTTGAGCAGCTTGGAAAGGGCAGCCTCGTCCAGCTCTCCCGTTTCCTCCGAGAGGAGTTCGTGAACGTCGAGGTCGATGGAAGGTGGGAGAAGCTCCGGGTGCGCGGCTGAACCTGAATCCGGACGAGACACCCTATTGACGAGATTCTCCTCGCTTTGAAGGCGCCGGTCGGATTCTTCCTTGGGGATGAACATGGCCTAGGTCATTCAGCGAAGATGGAGGAGTCCCACGCGCATGATCATACCTCGGGTGCCTGGTGGATGTCAAGGGGCCAAAACCTTAGCAATTCCGCGACTTTGTAATTGTTCGTAGGCTGAACATTTCCCCTGTTTCTCTAAAAGTAAGGGTCCAAGGCATGAGTCCTGTGTATGGGACCCTTTTCGTTTGAGAAAAGAATCTTGAAGGCAGATATAAATTGGCTACCACCGCCTGGACGGGGGTTATGGGACCCGCTCGGCGCTGGACGGGGGGTGCTACGACGTGCTAGGCGTGGGACGTGGGGGTTAGTAAATGAACGTTCATTTATAAACAAGGTGGGACAAAAAAAGACCCAAGGTTTGCAGTCCCTTGGGTCTCACGTCTTACCGTCTTGCGCCGCTACCGATCAGTATCAGTAGCAGGATCAGCCAGAGCGGTCCATAGGCCACGGTGGCCCTAAACCGGGAGTCCTTTCTTCACGCGCCACGCCTTGACCATCGCGACCGCCGACTCCAGATCGTCCGCGCCACCGTTGTCCAGAAGGTTCTGCGCGGCCTTCGCGATCACCTTCGCCGGTCCCTCGATGAGTTCCGCGAGCTTCCCGCGCAGGATCCGCTTGATTTCCAAGTCGAACCCGTAATTGAAGTGGTCGCACGCGCCTTTCGCCTTCTGCTCGTCGGTGAGTTCCGCGCCTTCGGTTGCCACGGTCGCGGGTTCCTCTTTGCCGCCGGACAGGGCGAGCGCGCCAGCGAACGTGAGCGCGATGAGTTTCTCGTAGACCAGAACCTCATCCTTCGCCTTCGTCACCTTCGCGCTGATCGTGAGTTCCGTTGCGCCGATGTTCGCGACGTCGCCAGCTTCGACGAGTTCCGCGATACGCTCGGCGGTCAGGCCGTATGCCTGCATCGCGCCGACGCGCATTCTGGGTTCCGCCTTCGCCGTTTCCGGCTGCTCCGCGACCGCCGTGTTCGTTTCTGCCGTCATGATCGTTTTTCCTTTCGATACGAGTTTTGAAAATGTGGCCGTCTTGACCAGTTTCTCCGCCGCGTCGTTGCCGCCGTTCTTTTTTGCCATTCGGTATCTCCAACCGTTGCGGAATTGCAACGTAAGAACAGTATAGCATCGCCCGGCCTGAAATGCAACCCCCCGAATTTGCTTGCTTTTCGGCCAAAGGCCGAAGACGGCCCCCCGGCCAGGACTATGGTCCTGTCCCCCGCGTCGGAGGAGCTCACGATGAGGAGGACTCTTGACATCTGGAGGAGCTGACGCGCGCTCCACGATAAGAATAATTGTTCAGCCTCCGTGTTAGAATTGATCAGGGCCACGATCTTTTCAGCCTACCACTGACAGCCGCTCAGGAAAATAATCGCCCTGAACAAATTCTAGGGGCCTAGATCAATTTATCTCGCGCTGGTCCCAGGCACCCCCAACCCTTACAGCAGAGCTTCATCCCGATTTTCTCTCAAAAAGGAATCAAAAGGATACCAGGAAGATGTCATAAAGTATCTTAAAGGATATCAGAAAGCCGAGATCGAAAAAAGATCAATAAAAATGGGCCTCGATCGCAGTTTTTTCTAGATCACCCCTACCCTTCTGTGGGGGTGGTCCCCCCTGACCGGGATATTGTTCATAGGCTGAACAATTTTTTTTCTCCTCCCAGTTCTTTTTTTATTTTTTTTTTTTTAGACAAATAGAAAATGACGAGAAAATCGCACGGCAAGCGGGAGGGGGACTCCCCCCAGACAGGGGTAGGGGTGGATCTGGTAAGTCTATGATCCTGAAGGGGTTAGCGGGAATTTGCTTTTTGGTCCTCTTTGGGTTTCTTTTTCATATCCTTCTGGTATCTTTCTGGTATCTTTTTGACGGATTTTCCCGATCGCCGAAAATGCCTTGGTCTCAGCTCCTGAGAGGGGAAATGAGCCCTTGGACACGGGTTCTGGTCGAGTTCGGAGGGCACAGTAGGGTGATTCCCCTAAGCCCTTTAGAATCAGCAACTTAGCCCCCCTTGACAGGCGTGGTATACTGGTATTGGCGGTTCAGGTCCGGCGCTCGCGCCCTGCCTCCCGCCGCCACTACGACCCGGCGCTCTTTGAAAATTGAATAGACCGCGAGGACCTCTAAGCTCGGTTTCCGCACCGGAAGGTGTCTGGATGAAGCAGAACATGCACCGGCTAGAATCCACCCACGGATCGTAATTGTAAAGGGACGCGGCTTCGTTAACCAGAGTTCGCAAGGTTAGGAAGCGTGGTAATTGGCCCCGAGCGACCTAAGCGTGGAACTGGGATTCATCAAAATGTCGGATAAGGGAAAGCACCTGAGCTAAAAGAGCCTACTTCGCAACCTCCTTCCTAGTCTCAAAATCAACTACACCGCGAAAGCGGGGAACGCATGTGGACCATGCCCTCGACCCTATTAGGGTTGTGGAGATGGCCCGTATCGGGCGATTAGAAGGAGACAGAATATGGAAAAAAGGTATTACCTCAAAATCAGCGGGTCGGCTTGGAACATTCAAGCTGATTCGCCAGAGGCCGCTATCAAGCAGGTGCGCGATTACCTGCACGCCTACTGCACGGTCTCGGCTCTGGAAATTGGTGTGGATGTTGACGAGAATGGTTACGACATCTCCACGCCACTCCCCAAGCACGTCGCGGAAAAGCTCACTGGTGACAGTGACAACGACTTGGGCGTGCTGGTGACCGAGAAACAGCGTATTCTCAACGCTGCAATGGGCGTCGAGTGTCCCAAGTGCCGTAGAAATTGCGGCTACTGGAATCTCCCTGTGGGATGTGGGGCATGAGCGCGCCCGGTTCTGATGTCAAGGCGAGGATCTGGGCGCTCCGTTTCGATTACACGGGCCTTGTCAACCAAGCTGCTCATTACGAGCGTGCGGGGATGCACAAGAGCGCGAGGGAAGCGAAAAAGGGCGCTGAGGTTCTCAAGGCGGCTATCGTCAAGCTGCTCGAAGAAAACAACCTCACTCTCAAGGACACAGAATAGTGGCCGATAAGAGCGCACCGAAAAACGGGAGGCCCAAGGGTCGGGAGTATTGCGAAAAGCCCGGCACCTCGTGCTTCTACAACGACAAGGACATTTGCGTGAATTGCTTGCGACCGAAAGGTTGGCGGCTCACGCGTCACAATCGAGCAAGGCTCGATAGAAGGGCAGGACGGTAAGATGGCGTATATCGACGTTCGTGGAATTCACCCGGTTCTCATATCGGGTATCTCGGCGGTCGAGCTGAGGAACGCACCGCGTGATATCACGTTGCGAGGGGCTGAGATGCACAAGCTCTACGTAATCGCGGACACGGCGACAGTTCGTGACCTCGAGGACGTTGCGAGCGAGCGTGAGCATCTCGAGTCGAGTATTCGGTGGTGGGAATCCTACCGCGACAGGAACTCATTCACCGGCGATGAGGTGCTCGACAGGGTGGGAACGGTCAACGGCGTGCTCAACGATCTTCGTGCGCGCCTTCGGGGTATTCGGACGCATTAGACCATGCAGTCGGGGCCTTCGGGCCTCGTCTAGATGGCCTAATTCTGGGCGATTGAACGAGGAGTTAACAGTGGTGAAAAAGGAATCAAAGGTCGTGTGGTCGACTGGTGTGGGACAGTTCAACACACCGCGAATCGTCATCAAGGGAGGTAAGTAGTCGTGGCACAAAATGACAGATTGGGTGATTTGGTGAACTCGATCGAGCAGGAGTCTCGTCAGTTCGCTACGTTCGAGGAATTCCTCGCAAACCAGAAGAAGGAGCAGACATGCCAAAAAGGTGCAAGCGATGTGGCGGTGAACTCATCGAGCGACTCGAACGGAAAGGCAGTCGAAACGGGCGCATCGTCCGAACCGTCAAGTGCCGTTCCTGTTTCGGAACCCACCGCCGAGGAAAAGGAAGCCGAGCGTCTTAGGCTTCTCGAGGAACGCAGGGTTGAAATCGAGCGTGGTCTGAAGACCGAGCAGCTTGCTCACCCTGTGGCTCCGAACGTCACCGCACCCGAGCCGAACACTGGCAGCGTCCAGATGGCTCAGACCGTGACGACGCGCTTGGAAGTGAAGGACGTCGAGTGGGCAGGCGCTCACCAGCAGTATATCAGCGAGGTTTCCGAGGTCGATACCACGGAGCCGGACTGGTGGAAGCAGGTCTTTCACGCGGGCAAGAAATTCGCGATGGATTGCGCGACTCTCGAGGAAGCAATCGTCCACAACGCGAAGCTCGAAGAGGCCATCAAGAAGATTCGGTGTTCTCAACAAGGTCTCAGGGCTGGTCTGGCTGAGCGGACTCGCGGCGCGAACAACGAGACCAAGGCGAAGGTCGCCAAGGGGCTCGAGGGCTACAAGCTGAATCAGAACGCCAAGTCAGCCGAGCGGATGAAGACTGAGCGCGCTCCGAAGGCCAAGGTTCCAGACGGCATGAAGCTGGCCGACACGATGGCTACGGTCATGGGCATGGATGCCGAAGAAATCATCATGGAGCTTCTCGACAAGGGCAAGTTGACGCCTGAGGTGAGAGCTTACGTGGCGAAGAAATACGGGGCGAAGTGATGTCCAAGCCAATAGCCACTCTACGGCAAACCTGCAAGTTCTGCGGCAAGGTCGCGCAGGAAAAGAGCAGGCGGGAAGCTGGGAAGCGGTGGATGATAAAGCTCGAATGTGGCCACACTCTGGTCATTGACAAGCTCGAAACTCCCGCTGAAGACGCAATTCCTGAGTTCCGCTCGCGGGACGGCAAGGTCGCGTATCCCTACCAGATTCGGACCGCCGAGTTTTTCGAGAAGGCGGGTCTGAACGGCATCATGGCGCATGAGATGGGCGTGGGCAAGATGGTTTGCTCCTGCCTCCTTATCAAGCGCAACGAGGAAGAGGTCACGCCGACGTTGTTCGTGTGCAAGTCGGGTCTGCGGTATCAGGCGTTCATGGAAATCGTTCGATGGACGGGCCTCATCCCTCAGATTATCGAATCGGCGCGCGAATTGCCACAGTTCGACTACTTCCCCATTGTGATCATCTCGTATGACACACTGCGGCTCGTTCGTCCAGACATCGACCGCGAGTGGGAGATGATGGATGCGGCGGGAGTCGTCGGTGAGTCCTACCGAGTGAACGGGCGTGAGGTCAAGACGGCCAAGCCGATTCGGTGGACCGACGACATCTGCGCTCAGTTCAAGCACATCGTCATGGACGAGTGCCAGATGATCAAGAACCCCGATGCCTCGAGAACTCGCGCGATGAAGAAGATTGCGAGCGCGTGGCAGAGGGTCAAGGGAGCTGAGAGGCCGCGTATCATGGGTCTCTCTGGCACACCGATCAAGAACTCGGCTGACGAATACGCTCCCATCCTCCACATGGTCAATCCGACGATGTTCCCAAGCGAGAACGGGTTCATTGCTCGCGATTGCACCCCGATTGGCTCCGGCAACCGATACCGACTCAGGAATCCTGAAGCGTTTCATGAGAAAACGAAGGACTTCATCCTACGTTACACTCGAGCGGAAGTGCTTCCTGAGCTGCCTACCATTTCGCGCATGTTCCGATATGCCGAGATTGAGGAAGGCGACGTTCTGACGAAGTATCAGGACACAGTCAAGGAATTCATGAAGTTCATGGACGACAAAGAAGAAGTCTCCATGCGCGACATCACGAACATCCTTGGCATGTTCTCTCGCATGAGGCGGTTGACAGGGGTCGCCAAGGTTCAGGCGACACTGGAGTTCATCGAAGAGTTCCTGTTGTCAACCGACCGCAAGATCGTGGTATTCGTTCACCACCACGAAACGGCGTCTACGTTGTTCGCCGCCCTTGAAGACTTGATGAGGGAAGCTGCGATGGATGCTCCACTCCTCGCAATGCCCCCATTTGACGCTCGGAAGCGTCAGGAAATCATCAACGAGTTCAAGGGCGTCACGGTCCAGCAGAACGAAGCAGGCGAGTGGATTGAGGTCCCAACCGGCAAGAACCACCGTGTCATGATCGCATCGACACAGGCGGTCGGCGAGGGCTTCAACCTTCAGTTCTGCTCGGACTGCGTTATCATGGAGAGGCAGTGGAACCCGGCGTCGGAAGAACAAGCTGAAGCGAGGTTCCCACGTCCAGGCACGTTGCTGACGAATCTGGACAAGATCAACTGCACCTACATGATCGCCGCCGGGACGATCGACGACTTCCTCACCGAGCTGGTCGAGCGCAAACGATCGATAGTTGCTTCGACCTTAGACGGTATCGAGATGGAATGGGAAGAGAACAGCCTGATGCTCGAGCTGGCTCAGGTGCTTCAGGTCAAGGGACTCAAGAAGTGGAAGATGTAGGGGTTGGGGGGTCTTCGGACCCCCTTTTTTTGTTCGGCGGCTGAACAATTACCGGAGGTGTTATGGATCTGAAACAGTTTGCTATCCAGGCCATCGAACTGTCGGAGAAGTTCTACGAGGAGAAGCGGTATGCTCAGGCTGCCGCCAAGCTCGAGATTCTCCGTCAGGAACTCGAACGTCAAATCAAGACCATCGAGAAGGAGGCGGCCAAGACCAATGCCTAACGAGAAGATGCTAGAGAGTCTCCGCTCACGCTATGAGGCCACGCTCAACGTGCTCATGGCTCGCATCGCATCGGCTCAGGATGGGGATGACTGGGCGACCATCGAGATTCAGACTCGAGAGTTGCACCGCATCGCCAAGCACGCTCGTAGGGCGGCGGACGGTTTCATCAATATCAATGAGGAGGACATGTGACAGAACAAGAAGTGATTGACAGCATCAACAAGCGGTTCGACGTGGTCATGAAATACCAGGACCGTCTGTTCGACGTGCACATCAAGCTCATCGAGAACCTTCAGGACATGTGCAGGCTCGCGGCCCTGACCGGCGACCACAGTGTTCCCTCGTCGGCAGTCATTGAGGCGATGAAAGGTTCCCTCAAGGCGATGCAAGATGAGCAGGCTGCCTTCAAGAAGGCGTCTGGACTGGAGTAGTTCCAGACAACTTGACTTTTCGTGCGCGTTGTGTTATCCTAGGTAGTGTTTCGGCGGTGTCTTGTTAAGGCGGAGGAGAATGTGAGGAATCCCACACCGGGGGGATACAAACAGGGCGAACGTCACCCCAACCGCAGCGGAGAAATGCCCGTGTGCCAGTTCTTCGAGGACGGGAGCTACGAATACGTTCGGCGCTTCGTGTCCGAGATGGAAGCGGTGAAGGCGTTCGCTCACTACACCACGTCAGTCGGTGCGCGCATGGGAATGACCAAGCGTGTCATCATTACCGACGGCGGGGACTGCATCGCAGCAGAGTGGATTTACGGTAAGGGGGTCGTGTTCCCCAAGGAGGCATCTTGAGAGCAGTGGCAACTCCTACGGAGGAGAAGAAGTTGGCGACAAACAACAACGGGTTCCGATGGACTCTGACCTACTCCGGCAAGGACAAGGTCTACACGCTGGCTGAGTTCCAACAGGTCGGGGAGGAGTTCTACCGCACCTCCGAGACCCAGTGGCGTGACATCGACGCGGCGCTCACCCACATCCGCAACACGAACGGTGCTCGGGAGAAGGGAGCACAGGGATGAACGCCGACATTCTCAAGGAACTCCCAGGCTGGAAGCTCCTCGAGTTGGCTGGCATCCTGAAGCAGACCATTCTGGCCTGCGAGATTCCAGACTGGAAAGACCTCAAGCGCAAGTGCGAGGTGAAGTTGGACGTCGTAGACAGGGAAATTGCTCGTCGGCTCACGTCGGCAGATAAGAAGGAGTAATGGGATACGCGACCATGATGGGGTTCTGCATCGCCTGTGGCAAACCCATCTCGTTCCATCCTCACAAGGTGCCCTCGCTCATGATAGATGGGAAGAGGCAGCCAATCTGTGAGGGGTGCGCGAATCGGTGGAACGGACTGCACCCGGAGCAGGCGCGGCCCATCCTCGAGGGGGCCTACGGATTTTTCCCCGAGGAGGAACTCTAATGTGTGAGATAAACCCTGCGAAAGCGAGCCTCTTTCTGCTCGAGTTCTTCACCTCAGACCGCCGCGTAACTGCGGAGGACTGGGACCAGATGGTTCGTGAGCGAGTGCTGGAACTTGAGCAGAAGTTCAATGAGTCGGGAGAGATTCGTGTGCATGTCCACGAAATCGAGAAGGTGGACGCGTGACGTATTTCTCGGCTCACTGCATTGTCTGTGCGAAAGACTGGACTCTCGAACTGCCATACGACGAGTCGGTCTTTCGCATGAAGTGGTCCATGTGGGGTCAGGGGAGGCTAGTGCAAGACGTCTTCCCTGAACTCACACCATGTCAGCGTGAGGGTCTCAAGACGGGTATCTGTGCGCCGTGCTGGAAGAAGGTGTTCGATGACGGAAAAGCGTAGGGGATGGGAGGCGAATCCTCCTGAAGTGTATGCTGGAATCCCAGGTCCAGCGTCGGCTTACTCCCACCTCGGGAAGAAAGCAGAACAGCAGATTCCTCAGGAGCAGGTTGTCAAAGACCTCATCGACCTCCTGAAGCGGATGCCTTTGTCAGAGGCACAGGTGGAGGAAATCTACATCACGATCTCGAATCGTGCTAACCACCGTGTTTGTGCCAAGTGCAATCGGCTCAAGGTCGTGTTCGGAGGAAAGTGGGAGATTCATCCCTCCCTCGACCTGACGATGCCAAAGACCTTTATCTGTAAGGAATGTGCGTGATGCACGTCCTGAAATATGGGATTGGTTACAAATTGGTAGCAGTCGAGGAGACAGGCCGAAACGTCGGACTCGACCCGGTGCCAATGATTCTCGTAGTCGGAATCTCTTGCAACAAATGCGAGAAGATCTCGT